GGAGATGCGGCGTATGGGAGTGCCTATTAGTGAGTTCACCCCCGGCAAAGGACAAGACAAGATATCGAGAGTTAACGCTGTTGCCGATCTCTTCTCTGCGGGAATCGTTTGGGCGCCAGATAGAAGATGGGCCAAAGAGGTTATTGAAGAGTGTAACGACTTCCCAGCAGGGAAGAATGATGACCTTGTTGACGCCACCTCCCTTGCACTACTTCGTTTTAGGCAGGGAGGGTTTATCCGTCTCCCGTCCGACGAAGCTGAGCCGGTAAAGTGGTTTAAGAGTGCTAGACGTGGTGGATATTATTGAGGATTAGGTTATGACTAGAGTAATTAATGGGTATAGATACGATCCTGATAACGACAATAATATCGAGACTAAACCACTTAAGATTAATCTGGATGAAATGGAGTCCAGACTTAGTGCTATACAAACGGCTACAAAGCTAGGTTATAAAATGCCTAGCCCGGAAGAGTTAACAGCACTAAGACTCAAAGAAGGGCGTTCAGATTTTGGATTTAATTATTTGGATGAAAACAAACAGCCCGTTTCAAATCATTTTGGTAAAGAAGCCAAACACCTATATAACGATTTGACTAATAGGCTTTATTCTCCGGTAGTGGCAGCGAATGTCGCTAATTTTACCAATTCGATGAATATTGCAAATAGACTTAAAAAAGATTGGGCGGAAGTTTGGAACGGTACGGGTGTAAATAGATTTGGGCAAACGGGCGCGGAATACGCACAAGATATTAGAGACACTATAGCTAACGCGGTGCCACATGGTGCGAATCAAGAGTTATTGGGGCATATAAAAAACTCAGTATTACCCCCGCCTCCCCCACCGCCGCCACCCACGGACAATACAGATCAGACACAAAACTCCGATGCTGGCAAACAGGTTATGTCTGCGGACCCATACGCATTGCCGTTTAATTACCGGGCTGGCGGTCGTGTTCGCATGATATGATTAGAAAACGGTGCCTAAAGTGCAAAAAAGTTAAGGAAATCAACGCTTTCGTGCACCGAAAAGACGAGAAAAACCGTCGAAAAACGTGTAAAACATGCGTTTATGAAAGGGAAAGAAACAGTATCGCATACGCAAAAAAGATCAAAAACGCTAGTAAATTGAGGCGTTTTTTGAAGAAAGCCGACCCTATAAGGCGTTGGGCCAATGATGCATATGGGAATTTAAGCAAAAGATCCAAAGAAAATAACATAAAAATGACTTTGACGAGGGATTGGCTACGTGCAAACGCGAGAACTCATTGCCCTATGCTTGGCGTTCGTCTTGACTATGCAGCACGTAGAAACGTGGCTATACGGGCGTCAGTGGATAGGATTAACCCAAATAAAGGGTATACTCCAGAAAATTGTCAAGTGGTTTCGTTCCGTGCCAACAGCATTAAGAACGATGCTACTATTAAAGAACTTGAAATGATTGTCAGGAATCTCAAGAAGTTAGGAGCCAAACATGGCTGTAGATAAAGCACTGTATCAAGCCCCGCAGGGGTTAGGCTCGTTGGATGACGGCAGTGAGCCTCTTGAGATTGAAATTGTTGATCCAGAAGAACTTAATATTTCTGGCCCCGGCTTTGAAATGCACATCGACCATGCGGATAATACGGAGCCGTTCGACGCAAATCTTGCGGAGTTAATTCCTGAAAATCAGTTGACGTCTTTGGCCTATGAGTTGCTTGGCGATCTTGAAGAAGATATGTCTAGCCGGAAAGATTGGCTGGATACTTATGTTAAAGGATTACAGCTTCTTGGATTGAGGTATGAAGAGCGTAGTGAACCGTGGCCCGGTGCGTGTGGTGTGTATCACCCTTTGTTGATGGAGTCAGCGGTTAAGTTTCAGTCTGAAACTATCATGGAGACGTTCCCGTCCGCAGGGCCAGTTAGAACGGTAATTATTGGCAAAGAGACTGCTGAAAAGAAACAAGCGGCGGCGCGTGTCGAAGCCGACATGAATTATGAATTGACTGAGGTGATGAAAGAGTATCGCCCAGAACATGAGCGATTGCTACTCTCGGTATCGCTCAGCGGTAATGCGTTCAAGAAGATTTACTTTGACCCGTCGATCAATCGTCAGGTGGCGATGTTCATATCGTCCGAAGATGTCATTGTGCCTTATGGTGCGGTGAACATTGAACAGGCGGAGCGCATTACGCACAGGATGCGTAAGACCAAGAACGAGCTGATCAAATTACAGGTGGCAGGGTTTTATCGGGACGTTGATCTAGGCGATCCTGTTCGCGTGATGGACGAGGTTGAGAAGCGCAAAGCTGAACAACAAGGGTTCTCGGCGTCGATGGACGACCGATTTCAAATATTGGAGATGCACGTCAATCTGGATCTCCCCGGATATGAGGACGAAGACAAACATGGCCCTACCGGAATCAAACTACCTTATGTGGTTACAATTGAAAAGGGAACCAACACAGTTCTCGCAATACGAAGGAATTGGCTTGAGGAAGACAAGCTTAAACTCCGACGCCAACACTTTGTTCATTACGGATATATCCCCGGCTTTGGCTTCTACTACTTCGGTCTCATTCATCTCATCGGAGGGCATACCAAGGCGGCTACATCTCTCATCCGCCAGCTTATTGACGCGGGTACTCTTTCTAATCTTCCGGGCGGTCTCAAAGCTAAAGGACTGCGCATTAAAGGCGATGATACGCCAATTGCGCCGGGAGAGTTCCGCGACGTAGACCTGCCGTCAGGCGCTATTCGTGACAATATTCTCCCGCTCCCGTACAAGGAGCCGAGCCAAGTCCTCACCGCTCTGATGGATAAAATTGTGGAGGATGGACGTCGTTTTGCGGGTGCGGGGGATCTTAACGTATCGGATATGAGTTCTCAGGCTCCGGTAGGTACTACGTTAGCAGTACTGGAACGGGCGTTGAAGGTTATGGGCGCTATTCAGGCACGTATCCATTACACGATGAAACAGGAGTTCAAACTCCTTGCAGCTATCATCAGAGACAACACCCCGGAGGACTACGACTATGAGCCTGAGACCGGAGACCCCTCTGCTAAACGCGCTGATTACGATTGCTGTGATGTCATTCCTGTTTCCGACCCTAACGCGTCAACTATGGCGCAACGCGTTGTCCAGTACCAAGCGGTACTACAGTTGGCTCAGAGTGCGCCTCAGATCTATAACCTTCCGTTCCTTCATAGGCAGATGATCGAGACGATTGGAGTCAAGAACGCCTCCAAGATTGTGCCGATGAAAGAAGACATGAAGCCGGTAGATCCGGTATCTGAGAACATGGCGATCATGGTCGGTAAACCTGTACAAGCGTTTATGTATCAGGACCACGGCTCTCATTTGGCTGTACATACTTCCATGATGCACGATCCTAAATTGGCTCAGACGATCGGCCAGAACCCAATGGCTCAGACGATTATGGCCGCGCTTAATGCGCACATTATGGAACATGCCGCGATGCAATATCGTCAGCAAATTGAACAGAGCCTTGGGGTTCCGCTACCTCCGCCTCCGATGACTGTATTGGCTGGCAGTGATGGCGATGACGATACTACTGGGTATCTACCTCCGCCAGTTGAAGCTCAGTTGGCTCCGTTGTTGGCACAGGCAAGTCAGAAAGTTCTTCAGAACAATCAGGCACAGGCCCAACAGCAGCAGATTCAGCAGCAACAGCAGGATCCGCTTATCCAGATGCAGCAGCAAGAGCTTCAGATCAAACAGCAGCAGGTTCAGATCGCACAACAGGAAGTTCAAATCAAAGCCCAACAGGCTCAGTTGGAGGGGCAGATTGCTCAGGCCGAACAGCAACGCAAGTCCAAGAAAGATCTATTGGATGCGGCAGCTAAGGCTGAAGAGCTTAAGTTCAAGCAGCAAGAACTCATGGCGATGAGCCAGCTTGAGGGAGCTAAGTTGGGTGCAGATATCCAACATAAACGTGCGGCGCAACTTGTCAGTATGGCAGCTCAATCTGATAAGCAGGATATGGATATTGCTAACCAGCAGCACAAACATACGATGGACAAGGTAAAACATCTTACGGATATCGCTGCCACTGCTGACGAGCAAGACCATTCGCATAATCAACAGATGGTAGATGCAACGCAGGCTGGCATTCAGGATTCGCTCAAACAAAAGCAGCATGGCCTTGAAGTATCTAAACACCATCTTGATGCAGTTAATACTGGGCTAGATGCCGCTCACAAGCGCGCACAACACCAATTGAGTCAGCAGCAAATGGTTCAACAAGCCGTTCAAGCTCAACAACAATTGCAGCAGCCTGATGAAAACGACGAAGGAGATGGTGAATGAAGACAGACACCGCTGCCGAGTATCTCATCAAGAAACTCAAAGAGCAGCGCGAAACGGTAGTGGATGAAGTGATTCGTAAAACTCTTTCACAAGAAGAGTACAGCAGATTGCGAGGAGTAACTCAGGGTCTTGACTTCGCAATTGAACTAATTAAAGACCTTGCAAAAACAGTAGAGGAATCCGATGAGTGATATCAACCTTGATGAAACACTAAGCACAGCAGAGCGACAGGCCAAGCAGTTGCCAGACCCTACGGGGTATAAAATTCTGTGCATGGTGCCGAAGATTGAAGATAAGTTTGGCGATAGTCGTATTGTTAAGTCAGAAGAAACAGTTCGTGTTGAAGAGCAAACCACGGTCGTCTTGTTCGTGGCTAAAGTAGGCCCAGATGCTTACACAGATAAGACCCGGTTCCCATCTGGACCGTGGTGCAAAGTTGGCGATTTTATTGTTACCCGAGCCTATTCAGGTACCCGCGTCAAAATTCACGGGACTGAGTGGCGCATTATTAACGATGACAGCGTAGACGGCGTTGTTGAAGATCCCCGTGGCATTGGCCGCGCATAAGGAGTTCCTATGGCAGATGAAGCAGAAGATTTGAAGGTCGATGTGGTGGACGACACTCCACCAGAAGACCGTAACCGCGCACCACTTCCCGAAAAGATTGTGGACGAGCTAGAGAAGGATGACCTTGAATCTTATTCCGATAAGGTCAAACAGCGTCTGAGCCAGATGAAAAAGGTCTGGCACGATGAGCGTCGGGCCAAGGAAGCCGCTGCTAGGGAACGTGAGGAAGCGTTGCGGTTTGCGCAACAAGCTTATGAGGAAAATAAGCAGTTAAAACAACGACTTGGGGCTAACGAAAAGGTTTATATAAGCGAAGCAAACAAGGCTGCTACTATTACTGTTAGTACGGCTAAGGATGCTTTGAAACGTGCTTATGAAGCTGGTGATGCTGACAAGGTTGCTGAAGCAACTCAGCTTTTGAATGATGCCCAGATCAGGCTCAAGGAGGTTTCTAATTTTCGTCCCTCTTTACAAGAGCCACAATCGGGTGTACAACAGCAACAACAGGTTCAGCAAGCGCCCCGTATTCAACCTGATGTCAAGGCAGAGTCTTGGCGGCAGAAGAATACTTGGTTCGGAACTGATGAAGAGATGACCGCGCTTGCGCTCGGACTGCATGAAAAGTTGCTTAAATCGGGTGTTGATCCTCGTAGTGACGAGTATTACAACCGCATTGATTCTACGATGAGAAAACGGTTTTCCGAATATTTCGGGGATGAACCGCAAACACACGAGGAACCGGAAGAAAAACCGGCCCAACGCAAAGTCAGCACTGTTGTCGCTCCGGCTACACGGTCAACTGGTTCAAGGCAAGTCCGAATAACAGCTTCTGAAGCTGCAATCGCGAAGCGATTAGGATTGACCCCTGAAGCATATGCCCGTGAAAAAATGAAACTGGAGAACACAAATGGCTGAGAATCGTCTGGCTCGTGAGTTAGAGAATCGGGAATCCACGTCGCGCAAAAAGACATGGACACCGCCACAACTGCTACCTGAACCGAAGGCCCAGCCGGGTTGGAAGTTCAAGTACGTCCGGATTGCAACGATGGGTCAAGCTGACCCTACGAACACGTCCGCAAAGTTCCGTGAGGGTTGGGAACCTGTGAAGGCATCTGATCACCCGGAAATCATGCACCTCGCAGATAACAATCCTAATAGTCGTTTTAAGGACGGCATTGAGATCGGTGGTCTGCTGTTGTGCAAAGCTCCAGAAGAGATGGTTCAGCAGCGTAGTGAGTACTACGAAGGCATGAATAAAGCTCAGATGGAGGGCGTTGATAATAACTTCTTGCGAGAGAAGGATGGCAGGTCGAACATGCAAATGTTCTCGGATAAAAAGTCCACTGTCTCCTTTGGTCGCGGGAATCGATCATAACTTTTTAGGAGATTTTCAATGGCTTATCCTACTGTTTCAAGTGGGTACGGGTTTAAGCCGTATAACTTGCTCGGTGGTCGAGTCTATTCGGGTTCCACCCGGATGATTCCGATTGCTGAAGGTTACGGTACGAGCTTGTACTATGGCGATCCTGTTACTGAGTCTGCCGGTACTCTTATCAAGAGTACGCTGGCTTATGGCACGACCGCTGCGGTTGCTGGCACGATTGGTATTTTTCAGGGTGCGGAATACTCGACCTCGGGTGGTCCGATTTACGGCAAGAACCGCTATCAGTATTGGGCGGGTGGTACGGTTGCTCAGGATGCGGTCGGCTATGTAGTTGACGATCCGCAGGCGCTGTTCCGCGTTGCTGTGTACGCACAGCCTTCGGCTGGCGCGACGAATACCCCGTCTTCGATTGGGTATGTTTCGCAGGCGTTTGTTGGCTCTAACCTCAATGCGGTTAACGTTGGTGTGACCAGCGGTTCGACCGGTGACTCGATTGCGGGTGTCTCGTCCGCTTCGGCTCCCTCGAACGGTTCTGGCGTTATCCGTAGCGTGGCTAACAATGCTCAGCCGGTCTTCCGTGTTGTTCAGCTTATTCCGGACACGACCTATACGGTGTCGGGTACGGGTACGTCGTCCAGCACGACCATCACGCTTGCCTCTTCCATCACCAATCTTCAGGCTGGTATGCAGGTTATCGTGTCGAACGTGGCTGGCAACGGTTACACGACTGGCGGATATCCCGGTGACTATAACTATGTCACCAACGTCAACGGTACGACTGTTACGATTGCTAACGCGATCACGCAGGCCAGTACTGTCAACATGACGTTCGTTGGATACCCGGAAGTTGTTGTGGGCTGGAACTACGGTTTCCACGGCTATCAGAACGCTACTGGCGCTTAAGGAGTAATGACAAATGGCTATTTCACGCGCACAGCTCCTTAAGGAACTACTCCCCGGCCTGAACGCTCTGTTCGGTCTTGAGTATGCGTCCTATGGTGAGGAGCATAAGGAACTCTTTGAGGTCGAGACCTCTGAGCGTTCATTTGAAGAAGAGACGAAGCTTTCGGGCTTCAACGCTGCCCCAGTGAAGAACGAAGGTCAGGCGATTGCGTATGACAACGCGCAGGAAGCTTGGACCGCTCGTTACAACCACGAGACGATTGCTCTCGGGTTCTCGATCACTGAGGAAGCTATCGAAGATAACCTGTACGACAGTCTGTCGAAGCGGTATACCAAGGCACTCGCCCGAGCAATGGCGTACACCAAACAGGTTAAGGCGGCATCGATTCTGAACAATGGGTTTAATGCCCAGTATGCTGGTGGCGACGGTGTTTCATTGTTCAGCACGGCCCATCCGCTGATCAGCGGTGCTACCAACAGCAATACGTTCTCCACGTCCCCGGACCTGAACGAGACCTCGCTTGAGGCTGCTGCGATTCAGATCGCCGGTTGGACTGACGAGCGCGGACTGCTCATTGCTGCTAAGCCTCGTAAGCTGGTTGTTCCGCCCAACAACATGTTCGTTGCCAAGCGCCTGCTTGACACTGAGCTTCGCGTTGGAACCTCGGACAACGACATCAATGCCCTGAAGTCGATGGGTACCATCGGTGAAGGCTTTAAGGTCAACCACTTCTTGACGGATACCCATGCGTGGTACCTCCTGACGGACGTGCCGAACGGCCTTAAGATGTTTGAGCGCATTGCCCTCCAGAACAGCATGGATGGCGACTTTGATACCGGTAACGTGCGTTACAAGAGCCGTGAGCGTTATAGCTTCGGCTGGAGTGACCCACTCGGCATCTTCGGTTGCGCCTGATGAAGTGGGGGTCTTCGGACCCCCCTTCTCTTTGAACTAGGGTTTTTGAGCTATACAGACCGACCTAGCGGATGATGCACAAACTGTATAGCGACTAGTGCATTAGGAGATTGACATGGGTATGCAGACTTTCCTTGGCCCGATCCTTGCGGGTACTCAGAAGAACACCAACACTGCGGTAGTTACTTCTAACACGCCTAGCGCGTCTTTTCTTAGCTCGTATGGTACGGGCAACAGCTACCGGAATACTGGCGCTGGCGATGCGCTACAGTTTATTAACCTACCTACGGCGACGCTTACTGGATACGGTACGTTGTCCGCTACTCCAGTAGTTACTATTCCCACGTATTCAGTTACGAACGGCAGTGCGACCACTAACTATCCGCTTGTGATTCCGGCTGGATCATATATCGACAACATTGATTTTAATGTTACGTCGGCACTGACGACTGCTGGAACGGCCATTACGATTGCGGTGCAGTTGATTGGCGCTCCGGGTTCGACTTACGCCACGGCGCAGACCCTCGCGAACGTAACGCTAACGTCGGCTTCTTTGCCTCCTGTTGGCAGCTATTCCTTGACTAATGCGGCTTCGGCTAGCCAGTATTCTCCTATCATTGCAAATAATTCGGCTACCCCGCTGGCTATGTTTCTCAATACCGGCCCAACAGATGCTCTGTTGCAGCTTAGCATTACGGGAACCGGCACGACTCCGGCTTTCAGTGCTGGTACTATCGGGTTTGCATTTAGCTACGCTGTGCGTAACCCGGATGGTTCGTGGTATCCGGTAACTCCGCCTAACCCGCTGTCGCCTCCACTTCCTGCTACTTATTAATCTTCTTGATAATCTTAGGAGGTTAATATGACTGGCAATATTTACGATGCTGGTACTCCGGGGTTCAATAACGGGCTTGCCAATGCTGGTGGCCCGTTAGCTCGGAAGGGTTTGTTGAATGCTGCTTACGTAGTGCAGGATCCCCGCGTCCGTGATACTAACGGTCGCCAGAAGATATCAGCGCATCAGAATATCTATGATGCTGACTTTGAATATGGGACACAGCCTCTACGTTGGGAGCAGTTTACGTATTCGACGGCTTCCCCAAGTACGGCGATTATTCTTCAACAGCCGGGTCTTGGTGGCGTACAGATGCAGATTAGTACGGCGAACGATGTAACT